TAAATAAAGTCCATAAAACAAAAGCACCAGTAATCCAGCTCTTACCAACGCCCCGAAACGCCTGTATTTGTAGTCGCTTGGGACCATGTTGCAAGTAATCAGCAATCGCATACTGTGCCCTCGTAGGAGAAGGTAAATCAAGTTGTCCCCACAGTGCTTGTAGAAACATCTTGAAATCCTGTTGTAATAGTTTTAGGGTGTTATTCATTTATTCTCGTATATTAAGTTAGCAAGCATATTAACAGCTACTTTATAAGTTAAACCGGAATTATTAAAAATTCTTGTTTGACCATTTGGTAAAATAAACTGAGGTTTTAAAATCTTTTCAGCCATTTCAAAAGCGTCATCTTTATCACTAACTATAGACCATTTAGATGCGTTACGTTTAACTACCTTTTGCATATATTGTTTAGTTGCGGCTAGACTCATATTTTGAGAAAGATTTTTAATATTAATATCAAGTTGTGCTATCTTAGCAGTTGCGTCTGTAATTTGGTCTTGTATTCTCTTCATTTCTCGTTCACCTTCTATCATTCTGATATACGGGTCCGCACTGCCATCTTTTTCAACTTGTTTAATAATCTTTGACATAAGATCAACTTGCAACTCTTTTTTTACATTTTGATAATCTGGTAAATATCCATCATTATCAAGTTTGTTTAATACAGCTATTAATCCTTCTAAATCTAGTTTAAGATCCTTTTGACTTAACTCACCCATGTCAAACATTGCGTTAAATATACGTTGAGCATCATTAGTTAGATCAAATCCTCTACGCATTTTCTTAAGAAACTTATCTGTAATAGGTATTCTTTGTCTTGGTTCGTTTTTAAGTGTAGTTAATACATCTGGAGTAAAAAAGTATTCACCAGCTTCGCCTATACCATTATCTGGGTCTCTTATATAAGCATGTTGTATAGAATGTGGAGTTTTAACTGTCTTTGCCCCCGGAACTGGAGCTGTTGTACGCTGACCGGGAAGTGGAACCTTTGTTAAACGTGGCTTTGTTGGCCTGCCAGCTCCTATAAACATTTTTAAGTTCTCCAAACTATCTCCCGCCTGTATATTTTTCTTTAACAAGTGTGCAGTCAACTTCCACCATTCTTCACTACCATAGACTAATCCATGATATAAAGGTAATGATGCTTTTAAAGGAAACAAGTGATGGGGTTGAAAATGTGAATCAGGTATACCTAAGACTTCAAATAATGTCTTATACCTAGCCATAAATTGACGTTTAATTTCTTTTTCGTAAGCTTTACCGGCTTTTACTGCACCAGCTGATGTAAACGTACCAATAAAGATTCTATCATCAGTACCTTTTCTTATTAATCCTTCTTTTACTGCTTTTAAGTACTGGTTAAAATCAAATACATACTCACCGTCTGCGTTTTTAGGCATACGCATACGACCCATCCAACTTTTAACGGCTAATTCTGTTTTTGTATCGCCTGCACCGTAAGCTTTCCAACTTGTTATTCTTTGACCTATTTTTGGATCTACAAGAGGTAGGTCATCATAGTCATCACCGCTTATTTTACTGTATAATACATTCTGAATATCAGAAGTTACATTATATTTTGCTCTAGCTGCCTCTGCTGGTGAAGCATATTGACCATAATAATTTTTATATGCACGATTAGCTTGTACTTTTTTTAGACCTTTAGCGGCAGCAGTAAAACCACCACCAAATACACTTCCAGTTCCAGCAGCTATAGCCATTTCCTCTGGTGATAAAAGTCTATTTTCATCTATACCTACTCGAGTCTGCTCACTTACTAATCCTGTAGCTAATCCGCCAGTAATACCACGTTTTACGGAACCAGCTTGACCTACAACTTTAGCTACGCCTTTGCTAGCTCCAATATTCATAAATGGTATAGCACCAGCCGCACCAGAAGCGATTACCTCGCCCCAGTTCATCTCGTCTTCGCCATATAGGTGTTTCTGTACTAAATAATTAGTATATGCACCCTGTCCAAAGTTAATACCACCATATGCTAGCCAACCGAACGGTCCCATACCTAGTAAAGGAGTGGTAGCTACGTCTGTAGCCACACCACCACCTATTTCGATTCCCATTCCTTGGAGTCGCTTAATTAGCTCTTCTTTTTCCATTAGAAATCCTGTATAGTTAGCTGTTTAGTTAAGTCAATCTTGCTCTCAACATTCTCTTTTTGTATTCTTAATTTGTCTAGTAGTAGACTATCTATAACTTGCTGTTCATCTCTAAAATCAGTTCCGCTAAGATAATCCTCTTTATCCATGGTGTAGGTTTTGTTAGTCTTAGGATTTTTAACTTCTATAGTAGGGAAGTCTTTATTAGGTTGTTCTTTTTCTACACCTAATTCTCGATCTGCTAAAATTTCTTCTAAGTTTTCAATTAAAGTAGCTCTATCTGTATCTAGTGGTACGTAAGTATCTCCGACTACATAGTCAGATCCGTCTGCTTTTTGTAAATTAAAAGTCTTAATAAAGTTTTTATTTTTAGTATCTCCAATCAGACCTGATCTACCATAATCAAACATACCTTGAGTAATTTTACCACCCTCAGCTTTCATAAGTAATATGTCAAGCCTTACGTTTTTTTGACTAAGCCACTCTTTTCTTCTGTCTAGTGCATCTTGTTTATCTTTTGAACTTGCGTTTTTAGCCCAATTTTGAGATCGTATCCAAGCTTCTGGCTGATTCATTATTAACTGAAGTTCAGTCTGCCTTTGTAATTGTATAGTTTTAAGTTGGTCAATTCGTCGGTTATATTTATCTAACCTTTCTTTAAGTGTTTCAGTAGTTACTGTCTGTCTTCTTTTAGCCATTAATTAATGTGTGATAAGATTGTGTGCTCTCGGTCCGTTATTCCGAATGTCGACCTCATCCAGTCGAGCCAGTTTTTACTACCCTTTTCCTGATTACATCGTCGACATGAGGGTACAACATTCGTCGTAATATCTCGACCACCTTTGCATTTAGGTCGTACGTGGTCGATTGTAAGGTTGTGTAATTCATGAAATTCTCCGCAATAAACGCATTGACAATTAAAGTGCTCTTTGATAGCTCTTCTCCAGAGCCGTTTTGAATCTGAACTTGTCATCGTTATTAAATTGTGTAAATAGTAATCAGGTGTTGGTAGTAATGGGGTCATCTTCTAATTTTAAGTCTGCTGCGTCGGTTGATAGATGGCTTTTGTTTTCTGCCCTTGGTTTTACTGCCCTTATAATGGGCGGCATCCATTCCGTCACGGTTGCCATATGTACCAAGTTTTCTATTAAGTTTGTTTGCATTGACTCTAATTGATAGACCTTTAGGTGTTTTATTATATCTAGCTTGCTGCTTTCTACGTTTAGCAGCAGCCTTTGGGTTTTTCTTGTAGTATTTAGACGTTTTGCTTGCCATACAGCCTCCTCTGTACAAGGTTGGCATCTACAGTAGGTAAAAGTTTGTTTAGCTTATCAAGAGGACTACCATCAAAAGCTACACCTGTTATATCGTTGGTCTTTAACCAATCACATGCTGCTTTTAAATCTTGTGTAGTTGCCTCTCCGCTTTTTATTCTACGTAGAAAGTCCTCTGTAACAAGGTAGTGCAGCTCGTTAAAACTTTCTTCAGTTGCCTTCTTGGGTAGTTTCTTGACTGTGCTCATTCGATTCCTAATCCTTTCTTGACTATTTGTAATGCTCTGTCATCGAGCTCATTATCTGTAGATTCAACTAGCTTTTCTAGTAGCTCAACTACAAACTTTTTAAACTTGTCGCTTTTTAGACCTGTTAATACAAGTGGTTTAATAAGTGCAAACATTATTCTTCTCCGGGTGTAATAATTTCTTTTTTAACATAGCGTCCGTTCTCGTCTCGCTTTGCAGCCTTCTTAGGCTTCTTTTTTACAGCTTGTGCTGCTATTTGTTGTGATAGGGTGCTCATTAGAATAGTTTAAATTTTTTTTCTTCTGGTTTAGGTGGTAGCAACGATTGTATAGGTACGATGTCTTGACATAGAAAAGCTACACGTGTATTAGGTCTTATGGTAAAACCTTGACGTTGTAACTCTGCACATTTAAGTGCTCGTACAAGTTCGTAATCTAATTGCATTTTTTCCTCTTGACGCTTGGCTATGCGTCTACACTGCTCAAGACCACTTTTATCTAGAGGAACCATAAAGTTAATTTGAAAACCCCAGTTCTCGGATAGAGTATAACTACTAGGATTCATACCCATATCTTCGTTAACTTCCCAAGGTTTTGTATGATTGCCCATATAAAATGGACTAAATGTCATTGTAGATCCGTTACATGATATATTAGGACCATAATTCTGACGTGACATCGAGCCGTTGTTCTGAAACTGTACGGCTTGGTTTGTCACATTACCTGTAGCCGCTGCCACAGGGTTTGAGCTATTATTTGTATCTCCCTCTGCAAACGCTGGTCCTACTGTGAGAAGACAGACAGCGAT